TTTGCGCTCTTGGAACCAACGTGATCTGAACACATCGAATGACAGCGCATTGGTTGCAGAAGCATACCGTGGCGGTGATTTCATTGATGTACTTCGCAACGCATCATCCGTGATGCAAGCTGGCGCAACAATGTTGACAGGTCTTTCCGGTGACGTAAAAATCCCGAAAAAGACTGCTGCTTCATCTGGTGCATGGATTGCAACTGAAGGTGGCGCGTCCACTGAAAGTGAACCAACATTTGGTCAGGTAACAATGTCACCCAAGACTGTTGGCGCATTTACAGACATCACTCGTTTGATGATGATGCAGTCCAGCCTAGACATCGAGAACCTTGTGCGTAATGACCTTTCAACAGGCATCGCATTGGCAATCGACAATGGTGCGCTTCAAGGTTCAGGTTCTTCTGGCCAGCCAACAGGTATCAAGAACACATCAGGCATTAACGCTCCGACTTCTTTCGCCGCAGTTAACCCAACTTGGGCAGAAGTTGTTGCGATGGAAACTGCGGTTGCAGAAGATAATGCTTTGATGGGCAACTTGGCCTATATCCTGCCAGCGTCTATGCTGGGTGCGTTGAAAACAACTGCAAAAGACACTGGCTCCGGCTTGTTTGTTGCAGATGGCAACCAGCTCAACGGTTATAATGCAATCGTATCAAATCAGGTTACTGCTGGTGATCTGTACTTTGGTAACTTTGCTGACTTGTTGATTGGTATGTATGGCGGCTTGGACATCACAGTTGATCCATACACAGCATCAACATCCGGCACCGTTCGTATTGTTGCATTGCAAACTTGTGACGTAGCAGTACGTCACGCAGTGAGCTTCGCACTTAATAACGACGGCGCATAATGCTTACCTGGGGCGGCTCAAAGGCCGCCCCCTCTAACGGGGGGTCAAAAATGAAATACATTATTCTTAAATCTTGCGTTGCATCAGGCGCATCAAGAAATGCTGGTGAAATTATAGAATTATCTGCGGATGAGGCAGCTTCATTGACTTCATACGGTCGTATTGCACCCGCACCAGAACCTAAACCGACTGCGGCACCAAAAGATCGTGCGGCAGCTCCCAAATCAACGCGGTCTAAGAAATGAAGATAACTTTGCTAAAGTTGGCCCGTTGGGGCGACATCACGGCGGGTCAGGGGACTGTGCATGAGGTGCATGACGCTATCGCCACAAAACTTATTGCGCGTGGGTATGCGGAGGAATATTCAGAGGAAGATCAAGTTGAACTTGAACCCCAAGAAGAAGATGAAAGTGAATAATGGCTATTCCATTTGCCGATGATCTGAATGCTATACTTGACGTAGATGAATTTGCGTCTAGCGTCTCTTATCGGCGCAAACTTGGCCTGGGCGATAGCTCGATCATAGGTATATTTGACAACGAAACTGTCCCAGTTGATGCTGGCGGCATTGCATCGGTGCATCAAGAGCAACCGCGCTTTACTTGTAGGACGACAGATGTTCCATACATTGCTGAAGATGATGTTATTATTGTCAGTAGCATTGAATATAGAGTTGTCGCTTGGTTGCATGATGGAACGGGCGTAACAACATTGCAGTTGGAAAAACAATAGATGGCGCATGTTCGTAAGCAAATCAGGGACCGCGTTGCCGAGAAAATAAAGTCGGATGTCAGCTTAGTTAAGCGTAATGTGTTTACTACGCGAGTGCATCCGTTGAATGATACTAATTTGCCTGCCATAAGCGTTTATACTGGTTCTGAGACCAGTGAGCGCATGAATGCAGGCGTCACTGACATTATTCGCGAACTTACGCTAGACGTAGACATCTACGTCCGCGAAACAAGTAAGTTCGATGATGATGTGGACGCGATAGCCGTTCAAGTTGAGGAATCATTAGCCGGAGATTTTACGATTAATGGTCTTGCTAAGTTTAGCGTTTTACAATCAACTGAAATTCAATTTGATGGTGAGGCTGACCAAATACTTGGTATAGCCAAGCTGACATACTCAATCAGATATGTTACTGCTATCGGTGACGTAGAAACAGCCAAGTAGGAGTTCCAACAATGGCAACACATACAGGAAGTGAAGGAACCGTTAAAGTCGGCGCGGCTGGTTCTGACACCGTAATCGCAGAAATCCGCACCTTCAGCATTGAAGAATCTGCGGACACACTAGAAACGACAGCTATGGGCGACACATCTCGCACATATTCCCCTTCACTCAAAAACTTCACGGGTTCCGTTGATGTTTTCTGGGATGAAACAGATACAGGCGGCCAAGGCGCTTTGACTGTTGGGGCTGAAGTTACTCTTAACTTCTATCCAGAAGGTGCAACCTCTGGCGACACATACTATGGCGGTTCTGCCATTGTTACTGGTCGTACAATCAATTCATCGTTTGATGGGTTGGTAGAGGCTTCACTCACCATCCAGGGTTCTGGCGCACTAACTGAAACGACGGTGTCATAATATGACCTTAGCAAAACGTATCGCGGCGAAGCGAGCGGATCAGCAGCGTGGTTTCTCTGACGTTGAAGAGTGGGGCGAGGCGGATAATCCGCTTCGCCTTTACTTCACACAAGTCTCGGCAAGAGATATTGAGAAGGTTCAGCGCAAATATCCCAACTTTCTGGCTGAACCCAGCATGAGTGCAATGGTCGAGATGATTATTGTCAAAAGCGAAGATGAAGATGGTGAGAAAGCATTCACATTGGAAGATAAGTCTATCCTTCTGGGCGAGCCTGTTAATGTGATTGCAAAAGTGTTTGGTTCTATCTTTGATACTGATAGCCCAGAGGATCACTTAAAAAACTAAAGGGCGACCCATTTAGGTGCAATCTTCTCGGATTAGCTCTCAGACTTGGCAAGACGATCTCAGAGATTGAGGAAATTAGTCTTTCGGAGTATAATGAATGGGTCGCATATTTTGCACTGATTGAGGAGCGCGATAAAAATGAGTGAAAAGATCAACATTATTATCGCTGCCCAGACCAATAGCGCGATCAAGGGTTTGGATCAGGTGTCCAAGTCCACTCAGCGAGTTGGTCAATCAGTGCAGAATGCTCAATCTAAAATGGGCAGCTTTAATAAGAGTGTTACTGTTGGAAATACCAATATGCGCAAATTTGCCATGGGCGGTATGCAGCAGGCTGGTTATCAGGTGGGTGACTTTGCGGTTCAGGTTGCCAACGGCACATCCAAGATGCAAGCGTTTGGGCAGCAGGCTCCGCAGCTCTTGCAAATCTTTGGCCCTATCGGTGCGGTTGTCGGTGCGGCGGTTGCTATCTTTGCAGCGATTGGCGTGGCTATTCAAAAATCCAGCGTCTCGGCCAAGGACGCCACTGAGGCTTTTGATGGGTTATTATCTACGATGGAGGGACTTGAATCAAAACAGTCCTCCCTTGTTGCTATCGCTGGTATGATAAAGAAAGAGTTTGGTGAATCTGCTGAACAGGTTCAGGACCTTGTTGATTCTCTTATAAACCTTGAGAGGATTCAGGTCCTTAAAAAGTTAGCGACTGGCTTTGAGCCTATAAACGAAGAGCTTGACACTGCTTTCGGTTACATCCGACAGATTGAAAGTCGTCAAGCTCGCATAAAGATCACAAGCCCTAACAATACGGCAGAACTTTTAAGACTTAACACGCAGCTAGAGATTGCTCAAGAAAACCTTAGAGTTATGGGTGGGTCAGCGGAAGGCGTAACTAAAATATTCAATATGATTCAGTCTGTTATGAGGGAAACAGACCCTAAAAAGCTAGTTGAGGGTTTAGCTCAAATAAAAGCTGAAGCTGAAGAAATGGATGGATTGTTAGGGGTAAGGATTTCAAGGGCAATCACTGAAGCCGCTGAAGCAGCGGGCGTTATGGGTTCAATGATGTCAGAAGTCACTTCCAGTGAAAAAGACAGACTTGCTGTTGCACAAGAGCTGACTAGATTTATGCGTGAAGAAGACGCGATTATGGGGCAAACGGTTGTAAAAGCTAGTGGAATTCACTCTGCTCTCAAGGCGATACTTGATGACAGAGAGCGCCGGAAGAAAATGCTTGAGGATGAAGATACCCTGATGGGGCAGCTTGTTGTAAAGGCAACTGTGTATCAGAAAAGTATGTTCCAAGGTGGTCGTGGAAGCGATCCTCGCATATTTACCATGATGGATGAGCTTCGCAAGCAACTCGCGGACGCAGAAGAGGCAGCGGCGAAACTGAACAATACTGGCACGAAGGCAATATCTAATATTGCATCAAAGGTTAAGACTGAGCTTTCACCAGCTATGACCAAGCTAGACCAAATAGCAGAATCAGTGGGCAAGTCATTTGAAGATGCCATGATGAGTGCCGTTGATGGCACTTCTTCAGTCAAGAGCGCCTTCAGGTCAATGGCGAGTGAGATCATCAAAGAGCTTTATCGAGTGTTTGTTGTAAAGCAGATCACGGGATTTATTTCAGGCTTCATTAGCGACCCTGCTATGTTTGGTGGTATGGGTGGCACGGGCAGCATCGGAAGTGTCCGCCCGCAGGCCCGCACCTTCGCTGGAGGCGGCTACACAGGCAACGGCGCAAGAGCTGGTGGCCTTGATGGCAGGGGCGGCTTCATGGCCATGATGCACCCAAGGGAAACCGTAGTTGACCACACCAAGGGCCAAGGCGGCGGCATCACCGTCATCCAGAACAACACATTCCAGAGTGGCGTTACTCGCTCTGAGGTTAGTGCGCTTTTACCACGGATGGTTGAGGCATCGAAGGCTGCGGTGCTTGATGCCAAGCGCCAAGGCGGATCATACGGAAAAGGCTTCGCATAATGGCTATCTCATATCCACTCTCGTTGCCGACGCATACAGGCGTTGCTGAGATTGAACTACGGGCGAAAAATGCGGTGGCATATTCTCAAAGCCCGTTTACATTTGCCGGACAAGCTCACGCATACTCAGGCCAAACCTGGCTCGCTGATGTAAGCCTTCCACCGATGCAGAGGGCTGACGCGGAGC